TTCAATAATATCTCCAACAGGACCTAATAAATTAAATGTAATATCTTTTTTGTAAAAATCTGAATAACCTTGACGACCTGTGACTGATTCGTGATGTTGTCTAATCCATTCCATAACTGCTTGTGAAGCGGAAGGAACAATAGGGTCGTATAATGTAATTTCTAATGGTTGCCATGCACCTTTACCTTTTACATATCTTTTAACATTTATATGTTCTAAAACCACTTCATCAAATTGAATAGTTGGTCTTGCAATCGCTTTGATTGTGAAGGCTGGTATACCTTCGATATACATAATGAACCTATTCTGTGTTTTAGGTTCAAATGGTGTAAACATAATTTCTGATGGGTCTAATAATTCAGCCATTTTACAAATCTCCGTATTTATATTCAGTAATAAATATAACAAAATGAAAAAAATCATTAAATATACTTCATATATATCTATAATATCGTAGAAGTTTTTTAGAAGTTTTATATGCTAAAAAAAACCCCACGAAAAGTGGGGTCTTTTTCAGTTAAATAAACTATTATTCAGGGAAAGTTGCACCTGTTGGTTGAACTACGAAGTCTAATACGATAAACTCTGCTGTTCTTGTTGGTTGAATAAATATCTGTCCTACTAAACGATTTCTGTCGATTTCGTCAGGAGTATTATTTGTATCATCCATAACCACTCTAAATGAACTTAAACCACTATTTGCTTGAACATCTTCCAAGAAAGGATTCACAACATTTAAGAAACGATTTCTTGTTGCTGTTGTGTTTTGTTCAAAGACAAGGAAACGAGAAGTTGATGCGATAAATTTCTTTAACGCGATTAACAATCTTCTTACATTTACTCTGTCTAATGCACTTGGTTTCCCTTGTAGAGTTTTTTGTCCGAATACTACTACACCCTGTCCAGGGAAAGTAGCGATTGGATTAACTCTATCTTCATACAACTTATCTCTCTCACTATGAGTTAGTCTTGTTTTTGCTTCTAACACATCTGTTAAACCACCACGATTTAAACCAGCTGGAGCGAACCATTCGTGTGCTACTGAGTCATTAAATGAAATGACACCAGGTAGAACAACTGAAGGTGGCACCCAAGTCGGTCTGTTTGTGCTATCGTCAAGTATTTTAACCCACGGGTAGTAAGTTGCTGTATAATTTGAATCTAATGATTTCACATTATCTCTCACTGTATCTACTGAGTCTGCATATAGAGAAGCGTCAAGAATAAGGAAAGTATCCGCTCTATCTTCTGCTTTATCTATTGCGTGATTAGTAGTTCCTGTGTGAGTTCCGTGAATAACACCAGGTAATACCATCATATTGATATCAAACTCGTCAGGATTACTTACTGCGTTAATAGCTCTTTTGTAAACAATAGAACCACTATCAGATGAAGTATTCAAATTAAACCCTTGAGTATTTGTTGAACTAATGTCCGCACCAGTTGCATATTGAACTGATGGTCTTGCTCCGTCAAATCCCCATTGGAAAGGAACTACAAACTTTCTTTGTTCTATTGCTGAACCTGAAAGTGTTAATAGTTCTCCTTGTCCTGCGAAGTTAGTTGCAATATCTGTAGCTCCGTCTGAACCATACATATTTTCAAGAGACATTGTTGCATTATTACCTTGCGCGGCTGTTGATGGAATTGGTGATAAATATTCACGATTATCTAAATCTGAATAATCAAATCCATAAAACATATTTTGGTCAAAGTCTGCTATAGACGAACTTTGGTTGTTCTTAAATGATGCTGTTGGTATAGTTGTTGCTGCATTTCCACTATCTAAATAAGGAACATATACTTTAGCGTGTCCAAAAGGAACAACCGTAGTTGGATATGTTTCTAAATCATTGAAATCTCCAACTCTGATATGTTTACTCTTATTAGGATAATCACCATAGTAAGTTAATTTACCATTTGAATCTATTGATATGTGTCTATCACCAATTACTCTTGCGAAGTAATTAGATTCATTAGGGTCAAATGATAAGTTATCAAATTGTTCTATGATACTATCATCACCTGGTCTATTTGAATCACCTTCAAAGTTTACTGAACGAACTTGTAATGAGAAAGTTCCATAATCAGAACCTGCTACACTACCAGCGTCTTTAACATTTAAAATATGAATTTTAAAATGTTTATTAACATCTGTTCCGTGTGAACGAGTATAAACTCTAAATAAGTCGTATCTTGAACCACCTACATTTTGTGATTCTAACATTGGTGTTCTTGCATACTGATAATCAGAATTACCTGTCCAAGTTGCTGAAGTTCCGTCGCTATTAAACGCTGTTGCTCCGTCAGATAGATTTAATGCATTACTTAAATGTGATTGTGAAACTTGGTTTCCACTTCCTGTAGCTAATGAATAAGCTTTTCCGTGAAATCCTTTAAAATTTTTGTATAAATATACTGATACTGTGTTGTTTTGTGGGTCATTTGGAATAACCTTGTCAATATAAACTTCACTACCTGTATCGAAACTTATTGCTTTTTCCAAGTTTCCACCAGATGCAGTGATGTGTAATGTTGAACCAGTTAAATTTCCAATTGCTGTTCCGTCAATACCAGTTGTTGATATTGAACCTGAAATTAAGTTATCACTTTCACCTTGAAGTCTTGAAGGTGCTAACACCGCAAGAACTTTTTGGTCATAAGGACTATCATTACCAGAACCTGATATTGATAATACCATAGTATGAGCTTGATATCCACCAATTCCAAGAACACGAACAATTGTTACCGTACCAGCAGATTTTAAATATTGTTTAGCCGTGTAAGGGACATAAAAACGAGAATCAAGATTTCCGAATACTTCCTCAAACTCACTAAAATTGTTGATAATAGTAGGGGTAAACGCTGGGCCTTTTTGTGTTGGCCCAATGATTGCCGCTCCTATTTCACCAATTCCTTGTGGTAAGAAAGATAAGTCTTTTTCTCGTGTAAATACACCAGGACTAACGATTCTTTCTGCCATTATTTTTCTCCAATTATTAATGAAATTTTATATACTAATAAATAGTATGTAGTAACCCCAAACGATATATACGGGACTACTTTTTTTAATTATTTTCTACTTCTTGAGTAGGTTGTGGTATGAATTCACCTGTTTGTGGATTTAAACTTCCAGCACCATATTTTTCATTTAGAGATTTAACTAAATCTGATTCAGTTTGGCGATTTTCTTCCCAAGCTTTTTCAAGATTATCTTCCATTTCATCAAGATTTTCCATCTGTCTTTCTAAATTCATACGA